CGGCGGTTGGCTGGGAGCTTGCCAGCCCGGGCGACGTTGGCGGCGAAACGATCGGTCGGCAGATGACCCAGCTCTGCCACTGGGCCATGACCAACGGCTACCGGGGCCCGAACTGCGGGTACACCGGTCCCTACTACGACATGGATGGCAAGCCCACGGCAGATCCGGCCAAGGACCAGTGCAACGGCTGTCTCGACTCCGGGTGCACGGTGCGGTTTGGCCGAGGAAATCCGGTTCCCTTCGGCGGCTTTCCAGCCGTCTCCCTGATCGCGCGGAGTTGACCATGCACAAGCACATCCTGGCTGCCGTGCAAGTGCATGCTGCAGCCGAATACCCGCGCGAGGCCTGCGGCCTGATCGTGGCGGCAGGGAAGGCCCATCGTTACATCGCCTGCGAGAACACCGCAGCTGAGCCAGGCGAGGAGTTTCGTATCTCGCCCGAGCAGTATGCCGACGCCGAAGACCATGGCCAGGTGATCGGCATCGTGCACTCCCATCCCGACGCGACCAGCAGGCCGTCCGCCCGTGACCTGGCGATGTGCGAAGCGATGGCGCTGCCCTGGCACATCCTGTCGTGGCCCGAGGGCGACTTGCGCACCATCGTTCCCACGGGCAACACCCCGTTGCTGGCCCGGCCGTTCGTGCACGGCGCCTGGGACTGCTGGCAGGCCTGCGCGGACTGGTACCAGCGCGAGTGGGGCTTGGAGTTCCCGGCCTATGCCCGCGAGGATGGGTGGTGGGAGAAAGCGGATGGTCCGAGCCTGTACGAGCAGGCCTATGAGGCGGCAGGGTTCTACCGGGTCGACCAGCCTGCGCGTGGCGACATGATCGTCATGGCGGTGGGTCGGACGGCGCATCCGAACCATGCCGGGATCTACTTGGGTGATGATCCGCGGTTGCCTGGCGAGGAATCTGCGGTTTTTGGGACTGGTCCTTTTCTGCTGCACCACCTGCTGGGTCGGCCGTCGGAGGTGATCGTGTTCGGCGGCCCCTGGCTTGAACGCACGCGGTTGATACTGCGCCACCAGGAAGCGAAACAAGCGGCCAAGTGATACCGCTCTAGGCTGGAGGCTGCGTTAAGTGCTCGTCACGCGGCGCCGTGATAGCCTCACCTCTACCAGGAGGAGGTATCACATGCGAATTATGGTTTGGGTTTTAGGCTGTGCGTTACTTACAGGCTGCGCATCAATGAATGAAAAGCGAGCTGACGGCCCTGCAAAGTCATTTATAAGTTATAAAAGCGTTGAGGATGTCTCTGAGTGCGTTCTGTTTGCTTGGCAAAATCAGTCGCTGATGGGCGCACATTATGGCGCGTCGATACAGCCTCTTGCAGGTGGAGGAAAGACGGTCATCAGCGCAGGTGAAATTGAATTTGCTGATTTTCGCAGCTCCAATAGTTCAACGGAAGTAAATCTATACTTCCAGTCAGGACTTATGGATTGGCGAAAAAACAAAAGAATCGAATCGGTAAATAGCTGTTTGTAAAAATGCCGCCTGCGGGTGGTTTATTGCCCGGAGAACTTATGGCTGAAGCTTCCATAAATTACACGCCCATGACTGCGATCATGCTTTCTGGATCGCTTGCTAAGAGGTTCGGTCGACTACATCATCGGTTGATCGAGTCTGGTTCTACCTGGGAGGCGTTCCAGGCACTCAAGGCTACCCTGCCTGGCTTTGAAGAGGAGATCAAAAGACTTGATCGACTCGGACTCAACTTCGCCATTTTTCGCAACAGAAAAAACGTTGGGCCTGATGCTTTTTCTCGATCGGGCACCCGTGAAGTAAGGGTTGTCCCAGTTGTTAGAGGTAGTAAGCGTGGTGGGGTCCTTCAAACAGTGATCGGCGTTGCCCTGATCGTGGCAGCTACGATCGCTACAGGAGGCCTGGGTGCAGCCTTTGCTGCTGGCGCTGGTGGGTGGGGCATTGCCGCATCTGTTGGTGCTTCTATGGTAATTGGTGGTGTTATTCAGCTGCTCAGCCCGCAGGCCAAAGGTCTTTCGATGAGTGCGGCGCCTGAAAATAAGCCGTCGTATGCTTTCGGTAGCGCACGAAATACAACCGCCAGCGGTAATCCAGTCCCAATTTGCATTGGGGAGCGTCGTTGGGGAGGTGCTGTAATTTCTGCCTCGATCGAAGCGCAAGACAAGGTCTAAGGCCAAACTAGCAAACCAATCGCCTCCGGGCGGTTTTTTTCTGCCCGGAGGAAAGTATGGGCGAAGTACCTCACCTGGAAATCACCGGCGCCAAGGGTGGCGAAAGCAAACCTAAGTCGCCTGTCGAGGCGCCTGACAGCTTGCAGTCCACCAACATCGCGAAACTCTTGCTGGCAGTAGGTGAGGGTGAATTCGAAGGTAAGCCAACGGACCGCGATATCTATCTGGACAATACGCCGATCATGGACGCCAGCGGCAACGTCAATTTCCCAGGGGTCAAGTGGGAGTGGCGGAGTGGCTCGGTCGAGCAGGGTTATATCCAGGGCATCCCAGCCGTGGAGAACGAGAACTCCGTGGGTGTCGAGCTGCGAAGCGACAGCCCATTTACCCGGGCCCTGAGCGACACCAAGCTCTCTGCTGTGCGGGTCCGGTTGTCCTGGCCACGCCTGCTCAGCCAGGACAGCAACGGCAATACCAACGGCTACCGCATCGAGTACGCCATTGATATCGCCACCGATGGCGGCGCTTACGTTGAGGCGCATCGTGGTGCGGTCAACGGCAAGTCCAACAACGGCTACCAGCGCTCGGTGCGCGTCAACCTTCCCAATGCGACCTCCGGGTGGATGCTGCGCGTGCGCCGGATCACGCCCAACGCCAACAAGGGCGCCATTGCCGATACGATGACCATCGCGGGTTACACCGAGATCATCGACGAGAAGCTCTGCTACCCGAACACCGCGTTGCTCTACATCGAGTTCGATGCGCAGCAGTTCCAGAACATCCCGGCCGTGACCGTAAAGTGCAAGGCCAAGCGCTGGCCGATACCCAGCAACTATGACCCTATCGCCCGGACCTACACCGGCATTTGGGATGGCACATTCAAACAAGCCTGGACCAACAATCCGGCCTTCGTCACCTATGGTCTGTGCGTCGAGGACCGATTCGGCCTGGGCAAGCGCATCAAGCCGTGGATGGTCGACAAGTGGGAGATGTACCGGATCGCGCAGTATTGTGATCAGCGGGTGCCCGATGGCGTGGGCGGTACGGAGCCGCGGTTCCTGTGCGACATGAACCTGCAGGGCCGCTCGGAAGCCTGGGTGCTGCTGCGCGACCTGTCGGCCATCTACCGTGGCATGGTGTACTGGGCCCACGGCGCGCTGTTCATGCAGGCGGACATGCCGCGTTCCCAAGACATCGACTACGTCTTCACCCGCTCCAACGTGGTAGGCGGAGACTTCGTGTACGGCGGTGCCGAGCGGAGTTCGCACTACAGCCGCGCGCTGGTCAGCTACGACAACCCAGCCAACAACTACGAAACCGATGTCATCCCATCCACTGACGTCAGCCTGCAGCGTCGATTCCGTGACCGGCCAATCGAGATCTCTGCCATCGGCTGTACGCGAGCCAGCGAGGCCCAGCGCCGCGGTAAGTGGGCGCTGTTGAGCAACAGCCAGGATCGCACCGTCACGTTCAGGACTGGCATGGAAGGGCGTATCCCACTGCCAGGCTACGTGATCCCTGTGGCCGATGAGCTTGTAGCAGGCCGTCCAAACGGAGGGCGGATCTCCGCTGCTGCTGGACTGGTCATCACGCTGGACCGCGACACGCCAATCAAGGCCGGCGACCGGCTGATCGTGAACCTGCCCAACGGTACAGCCCAGGCGCGCACAGTGAAATCGGTCAGCGGCCGCGCCGTCACTGTGACCACGGCCTACTCGACCCAGCCTGAACCGCAGCTGCAATGGGCGATTGACTACCAGGACCTGGCCGTTCAGCTTTTCCGTGTACTGAGGACCATGCGCACCGATAAGGGCCAGTACGAGATCACCGCCCTCGAGTTCAACCCCAGCAAGTTCGCTGCGATCGACACCGGTGCCAAGCTCGACGAGCGGCCGATCAGCGTCATACCGGTGACCACCGTGCAGCCGCCGGCGAGCGTCACGCTGGCGTCGAGCTACATGATCGACCAGGGCATCGCCGTAAACACCATGACCATTTCGTGGGCGGCTGTTGCTGGCGCGGTGGCCTATGAGGTGGAGTGGCGCAAGGACAATGGCAATTGGGTTCGCCTGCAGCGCACCGGTGCGACGTCGATCGACGTGACTGGTATCTACGCCGGCGCCTACCTGGCGCAGGTGCGGGCGGTGAGCGCCTACGACATTTCGTCGACCTGGAAAAGCTCGGTGCTGACCCAGCTCAACGGCAAGCAAGGCCTGCCGCCCTCGATCACCAGCCTCACCGCCGAGAGCCTGCTGTTCGGCATCGGCCTGACCTGGGCCTTCCCACCAGGTGCGGAAGATACCCAGCGCACCGAGCTGTGGTACAGCGCGGGCACCGACCTGGCCAAGGCCACCAAGCTGGCCGACCTGGCATATCCGCAGGACAAGCACACGCTCCAGGGCCTGCGCGCTGGCCAGCGGTTCTACTTCTGGGCGCGTCTGGTCGACAAGTCGGGCAACGTCGGGCCATGGTTCCCGAGCGGTACCACCCTGGTGACCGGTGTATCGAGCGCCGACGCCGGGCCGATCCTCGAGCAGATCCAGGGGCAGGTGACCGAGAGCGCCATAGGCCAGAAGCTCAACGAGCGGATTGACCTGGTCGACGGTACCGGCCCTGGGTCGGTGACCGAGCGCGTCATCACCGCCTCGAACGCCGTCAAGGCCGACGTCAACAAGCAGCTCATCCAGGTCAACAGCACGATCGACGGTGTGCGCTCGAACCTGCAGGGCCAGATCACGGCCGTGGACGGTCGGGTGACCACGGCACGCGACGACCTGCAGAAGCAGATCAGCGAAGTCTCCTCGATCGCCGGGGCGCTGCCGTACAACAAGACCAAGACCTACGCCCTGGACCAGGCGGTGCTCGGCGCCAACGGCAAGCTGTACCAGGCCAAGAAGGCGGTACCGGTCAACGCGGCGCCGCCGAACACCGACTACTGGGAGGACGTGGGCCAGTCCGTGCGCACCGCCAACGGCACGGCCAGCGCTGTCAGCAAGTTGCAGATGGACGTCACGACCCTGGGCGACACGGTCACGGCCACGTCGGGCAAGGTCGATGGCTTCCAGGCCAGCATCAACACCGCCAACAGCAACGCCAGCGCTGCCCAGGGCGCCGCGCAGGCTGCGAACGACCTGGCGGGTGGCAAGGGCAAGGTTACCGTCCAGAACGCAGCGCCTGCGGCCGCAGACCGCCTCCCGCAGAACCTGTGGATCGACACGACGAACAATGCCAACACACCCAAGCGCTGGAATGGCTCGGCCTGGGTCTCGGTCAGCGACAAGATGGCCACCGACGCGGCAGCAGCAGCCCAGAACGCCCTGAACCAGGTGGGCAGCAAGGCCGACGCCAGCGCGGTCAACTCGTTGAAGCTGACGGTCGAGCAGCAGGGCCGCGATCTGACGTCCCAGGGCAGCACCCTGAACGGCATGCAGACCACGATCGATGGCAAGGCCAGCTCGCAAGCCCTCACCCAGCTGAGCAACCGGGTCAAGCTGACCGAGGACAAGAACGGCCTGCAGGACGACACCCTGAAGTCGCAGAGCGAGTCGCTGACCACGCTCAAGGACACCGTGGCCAAGAAGGCCGACGTCTCTACCGTCAACCAGCTCGCCAACGACGTGAAGACGCAGGGCGACACCGTGTCGGCCCAGGGTTCGTCCCTGACCAAGATCGAAGCCTCGCTTCCTGGGCTGGCGGGTGAAAACCTGCTGTACAACCCGTCATTCGAGCGCAAGGCGTCGGGTGACACCGGGCTTGCCGACGGCTGGCTGCAGACGGGCGCCGGCGGTACCACCCGCACACCGTCGCTTGTGCCTTCGCAGTTGGCGCCGGCAGAACTTGCACAGCGCCTGGACGTTTCTGGCCTGGGCGCTGGCGTATGGATCCGGTTGCAGTCGACCGATGAAAAGCGAGCCTCTGTCTCGGCAGGGCAGGCGATGACGTTCTCCGTCTATATGCGCGGCACACCTGGGCTGCTCATGCGGGCCGAGCTCTACTTCAGGAAGTCGGACGGCTCCCCGGCGGACAATGGTGCGGGGGTGCTGGGCCAGAGCGTCACTGCAAACGGGTCGTTCCAGCGGGTGACCGTGTCGGGTGCCGCCCCGGCAGACGCATCGATCTGCGCCGTCTACCCGGTGGCTTTCGGTACCGCAACCGTGACGTCCGGGTTCATCGAGGCCGACCGAGCGCAGCTGGAAGCTGGCGAGGTTGCCACGGGATGGCGAGACAGCGGCCAGGTCAATGCGGCAGACGCGCTGGCGAATGCGAGTGCCACCACGGTGCTGACTGGCAGGGTCACCAAGAATGAGGAGGGCATCAAGTCCACCAGCGAGCTGGCCACCAAGCTGAGCAACAGCCTTGTGATCACGAATGGCAACGTCGACAAGGCACAGGGCGCTGCGCAGGCTGCGAACGACCTGGCGGGCGGCAAGGGCAAGGTCATCGTCCAGAACGCAGCGCCGGCGGCCGCAGATCGCTTGCCGCAGAACCTATGGATCGACACGACGAACAACGCCAATACGCCCAAGCGATGGAGCGGCTCGGCCTGGACCGCTGTTACCGACAAGGTGGCCACCGAGGCAGCAGCAGCTGCAGCGTCGGCATTGACCGAGGTGGCCAAGAAGGCCGATGCCTCTGTGGTCAGCGCCATGAAGAGCACGGTCGATCAGCATGGGCGCGATATCACCGCACAGGGCTTGTCCCTGACGCGGATCGACGCCGGCCTTGGCAACCTCGGCGCCAGCGGGATCAACCTGGTGCCCGCCGAGTACAGCCAGTTTGCGCGCAATCCGCCGCCATTGGCGGGGACCAGCTTCAATGCCTCGATTGCGGCCGACGCCAAGGCCTTCAAGGGGTTCGCGCTCAAGCTGGACTGGATCAATCCCAGTAGCGGTCTGGCAGTGCACTTTGCGAAGGATCTCACCGACGCAGCGGCAAACATGGCCTTTCGGCGCCAGAAGTACATCATCTCCTTCTACGCCAAGGCGAGTGTCGCGGGGCACCAGGTGGCGGCCTACCTGCGCACGTATGCACCGGCGAGCGGCACGACGACGGTCACCGGGCCTACGACGGGCAATCTCTCGCTGACCACGGAGTGGGCCAGGTACTCGGCGCTGGTCGACTACACCGGCGCCAACTTCTCTGCCCAGGAGATGATGATCCTGTCGTTCCAGATGAACCGCTCCGGTGAGTCCGGGCGGGCTGTCTGGCTGGATCGGATCATGGTCGAGGCAGCGGTGAACGATGCATCGGTACCGTCGCTGTTCGTTGCAGGGACGAGCTTCGACCAGGCCCTGGCCAACGCCGACGCAACCACTGCGCTGACCGCGCGGGTGGTAAAGACCGAGGATGACTTGACCACTACCGCTGGGCAGATCACCAGCCTGAACACGAGCATCGGTGAGACCGGTAGCGAAAACCTGCTGTTCAACCCTTCGTTCGAGAAGAAAACCCAGGGCAATGCCAACCTTGCTGACGGCTGGACACAGGCCGGCGCTGGTGGAACAACGCGAACGCCGTCGCTTGTGGCTTCGCAGCTGGCGCCGTCAGAGCTGGCGCAGCGCCTGGACGTGACAGGGTTGGGACGCAACATCTGGGTCAGGTTGCAGCCGGTGGATGCGAAAAGGGTATCGGTTTCGGCAGGGCAAACGCTCACCTTCTCCGTCTACATGCGCGGCACGCCTGGGCTGCTCATCCGCGCAGAACTCTACTTCAGGAAGTCGGACGGCTCGGCCGTCAATGGTGGCGGATTTACTGGGGCGAACTTCACGGCAACCAGCTCGTTCCAGAGGATCGAGGTAACCGCCATCGTTCCCGCTGACGCAGCATCCTGCGATGTCTATCCCGTGGCATTCGGCATCGACTCTATTTCCACCGGGTTCTTCGAGGTGGACCGGGCTCAACTGGAGCAGTCCTCGCGCGCCACTGGATGGCGAGATAACGGGCAGGTTAACGCTGGCGACCAGTCGGCTACTGCCAAGGCTGTGGACTCGCTCACCTCCACGACGACGAAGCAGGGGGAGAAGATCGAAAGTGTGTCCGACCGCGCCACCTTCTTGGAGAACACGATCAACAGCCCGGCCAATGGTCTGGGCTCCAAGGCCAGCACCACGGCGCTGAACCAGCTCGGCGGGCGCGTCACCCAGACCGAAAGAGACATTTACGCAGCAGGCGGCACGCTCACGGACATCACCAGCAAGCTGAACGGAATCGGTGGTACCGGCAGCAACCTACTGCCCGCGCAGTACTCCACCTTTTCCGAGAAGCTGCCGGGCATCCACAGCGCGGCGCAGGTGACGACAACGGCGCAAAAGGACGACTCGGCCTACTCGGGCTACCTGCTCAAGGCTGACTCCAGCGCCGGCACAGGGTGGCTCTACCTGGCCGACAGTGCGGTCAATTACACGCTGCGGCTGGTGCCGGGGAAGCGCTATATCTTCTCGGCTTGGATGAAGGGGAGTGCAGCGCACAACGTGGCGGTCCGGCTGCGATACCAGAACACCTCTGGAGGGGCAACGGAGGTCGGGCTGGGCAGTGTGGACGTGAGCACCACGCTGGCCCGCGTGAGCTGCGTCATAACTGCACCAGGCGCGCTGGCTGGGCCTGCCAGTCTGGTGTTCTACACCCAGAACGGTTCGGCCGCGGGCACGACATGGTTCGACGGGATCATGCTCGAAGAAAAGGTCGGCGACGCCTCGGCGCCGTCTTCCTTCACGCCAGGCAATTCGGCCAACCAGATGATCGCCCAGGCCAATGCTGTCTTCGCTCTGGACACAGCCGTGTCCAAGCAGGGTGACAAGCTGACGGTCACCGCCGACAGCGTGACCAAGCTGACAGGCGATCTAGGCAAGACGAATGGCAACATCACCGATGAAGCAAGGCTCAGATTAGAGGGCGACAAAGCGCAGGCTACTAAGACCGATCGAGTGCAGACCAATCTGGACGACACCAATGGGACCGTCAAGACCGTGTCCGACGCGGTGGTCAAGCTCGATGGCAAGGTGAACACCAGCTTCTCCGTGCGCCTCCAGGCGTCGGCGGGCGGAACTCACTATGCGGCCGGGTTCGGCATTGGCCTGGACAACAACGCCGGTACGTTCCAGTCGAGCTTCGTGGTGAAGGCTGACCGGTTCGTGGTGATGAACCCCGTGGGTGAGGGCCTGATCACGCCGTTCGCCATCCAGAACGGCCAGGTGTTCATCAACGACGCGCTGATCTCGAAGCTGGCCGTTGCGAATGCAATTGTGGGTGTTGGGTTGCAGTCCTCGGCAATGACTACTTGGGGCGGCCCTGTCATGACTGCGAACTTTGCCAATGGTGACGTTATTACCAGGCACCCAACTAGGGTCAATACGTACTGTGTCATGAATCAGAATGGGATTGACGTTGTAGTCGATGGCGTTCGCCGTGTTCGCATGGGTGTCTGGTAACCCCCCACCACTGTTTTAAGGAGTCATTAAAGTGCCTGCTGGATTACAGGTGTTCGGTCCCGATGGCCGATTGTACGTTGATATGTCTTCCTCTATTAGCCAGCATCAGGGTGATGTAGTTACCAACGCGGCTAACGGCGCCATTCAAATGCCTCCGCTTCCAGCGGGTAAGCGGAGGTTTTATATTATTGTTCCGTTGGTTGATACCCTGCAATGGAGAGGAAAGAAACCGGGTGTCACCCAGTCGGGTGATATAATGAGATGGTCATATCAGCACTCGATTTGGTTTGGGCAGTTTTCGGCTAACTGTCGAATCTATTATGGGTATCATTAGGAGGCGGCAATGGCATTTGGGCTTGAAGCCTTCAAGGACGATGGCTCAATTCTTTTCGAGACCGAAAGAATATGCTATGGCCTGGTGAAAAGCGGGTATCTACAGCTAGTTGATAGATGGGGCAGGTTTTATATACGCTCAGCCAACCTTGATCCAGGACGCCAGGATAGCTATACCTACCGAGATTTTCGAGATCCAATCTGCGGCATCACGGTGACCGATACGATGTCACCAATCGTATTTCTGTCAGGGGATGGCAAGCCCTGTGGTGAGTCGGTAGTGGGCAATACTCGAACCCTGTATTTCCAAGGGTGCAAGCCTAATACAAAGGCGTATGTATTTGACCTGATGCGCGATGTCGGCGAAACCACGGGCATGAATATCTACAACCAAAGCGGGACGCTGACGTTTACCACTGGAATGCCGCCGCTTAATATCATTGCGACTGTCGATCCCCCACCATTGTCTGCTCCTGTTAGCCCAGGAACGTCGTACCAGTGGACGCCCTATGTGGGTTCGAGCAATGAGCCTTCAGGCCAGGAATGGGCAAGTAGTGACTTTTCCCAGATCAAGGGCGCTGTGTTTGTTCCGGTCGCTGGCGGGGAGCTAGCCGCGCATCTGACCTTTTCAAGAAGCTGCGCTCTTCAAGAGGGTTCTGATGTTCAAGGAAATACTGGTTTATTTGCTCTCGGTGCTAGCGAAGGGTGTGGGGGAGGGATTGGAGGTATAAGGTTCTTTTTCAGTTCTTCCGTTTCAACCATCGCGGAGTATAATTCCAACTCTAGAACACTCTGGTCAAGTATTCCAACGGACCGCCAGCCGCAGGCACTTGTCATTAGAACATCCGACTATCCATTTCCATTCAAGTAACATAAATAGGAGGCCCTATGGCCCAGTTCATCGCAGTAAACCTCACCAACAACTACGACGCGAGCAATCAGCTGCGTTTCGCTACTGCCGAAGAGGCTGACGCCCGCGCGCGTGAGATCCTCAGCCAGTACCCGACGGCCCAGGTCTATACCGCCCAGGTCCTCAAGGAGTACACGGCCAAGGTCTCGATCACGGTCAAGGAACCAGCCGAGCCCAAGCCAGAAGCCGAGCCGGAAGCTGACACCGCCCCCTAACGGCACGCTGCATCCACCAAGCCCGCCCCGAGCGGGCTTTTTCATGCCTGGAGAAAACTCATGACCGCACGCGGTGTACGCAACAACAACCCTGGCAACATCGATTTCAACCCCCGCAACGCCTGGGTCGGCCAGCTGGGCCTGGAGGAGGGCGTGGCCAAGCCACGCTTCGCCCGGTTCGACTCACCCGAGAACGGCATCCGCGCCCTGGGCAAGCTGCTGATCAACTACCGGGGCAAGGACGGCCTGCCCGGTGTGGGCGGCAAGGGTATCGACACCGTGCTCGAGACCATCAACCGCTGGGCGCCGAGCAGCGAGAACGACACACAGGCCTATGCGCGCGCAGTGGCCACCCGGATCGGCGTGCACCCCACGGCGCCGATCGACATCAAGAACCCGGCCACCCTGCGCGGGATGGTGCTGGGCATCATCGTCCACGAGAACGGCGGCAACCCCTACTCGGCCGCGGTGATTGACGAAGGCGTGCGGCGGGCGCTGGCATGAGCTGGCCGGTGCGGCTGGGTATGCTGGCCCTGGTGCTGGCTTCGTACTGGAGCACCTACCAGCACGGCCGGTCGGTGGAGCGCAGCCAGGCCCTGGCCGCATCGGCGCAGCGCGATAGCGGCGACCGGCAGGCCGAGGCCCAGGGCGAGCGCGATGCCCGCGAAGAAGAACAACGACGCGCCCAAGCGCAGGAGGAGGCGAGAGCCCATGCATACGAACAACACCAGGTGGCTGACGCTGGCGCTGCTGGCGCCGATGCTGCTGGCCAGCGGCTGCAGCACGATGCCGCCCAGCTCGCCGCCGCCGTCAGTTGCCCCGGCGCGGGTCCCGCCGCTGTCGCCCGAGGCCAGGCAGCCACCCGCGCCGCCCTGGTGCTCTCCGACCTGCTCGCACGGGCTGATGCTCGAGCGGGAGAGCTGGCGAAAGCGTATGACCGGGCCCGAATAGCTGGCCTGACCTGCGAGGCTTCATACACTGCTTTGAAGGAGGGTCATAAGCAATTACCGTAGATTTCCAAAGGTAAATGCGGTTACGTGCGGTGGCACACGGTTGGGTATGATCCTCACCCACCCCTCCTTCTGGTATCGCTCCACTGATACCGTTTTTGTGAAGAGTCAAATGCTAAAACCGATTCTGCTAGTCGAAGACAATGCTCATGATCTTGAGCTGACCTTGCTCGCCCTTGAAAAAGCGAACCTCTCCAAGGAGGTGGTCATTGTCCGTGATGGCGATGAAGCCTTGGATTACCTGTTCAGAAGAAACGCATTCGCTGATCGTGCTGCAGGCAACCCAGCGCTGATTTTACTCGACCTGAAGCTGCAAAAAATCAGCGGTCTGGAAGTGTTGAAGACACTAAGGGCGGAACAGCATCTGCGAGTGATCCCAGTAGTCATGCTGACTGGTTCGAAGGAGCCTAGCGATTTGGCTGAGGCGTATGAATACGGCGTCAACTCTTATGTCGTGAAGCCAGTTGCCTTCAAAGATTTTATGGCTGCCGTCACTGAGGTCGGAATGTTCTGGGCGACCTTGAACCAGCCGCCGCCTGGGTCGGTGAAGTTTTCCAATCGGGGGTAGCCTGTCAACCCCTTGTACCTCAAGGCCAGGAACGCTCACCGCGCTTATTTGGGGCGGTTATGACCAGGCCTGAATAGCAGGGGAGCAGTGCGCACGGGAGTACGATGCGCTAAGACACGCTACTCGCATCGGCATGTGATCTGGTCCACAATATTTGCACCTTCAGAGTGATTCGAGACCAGACCTCTGCCATGCAACAAAACGATCAGCCCGATGCAGACGCACCGATCCCGCTTGAGCCGCCTGAGGCGAAAATTGACTTGAGCTTGGCCATAGCTCGCGTTGTGAACGCCATGGACAGGTACCATTATGCGAAGGACTTTGGTAGCTCTGAGGCCGTACTGAACATACTGCGGACCGAAGTTGAGCAAGCTCTGAAGGTATTCGATATCGCGTACTCCTGCACGCGGCAGGGCGGTCCCTTTGTTGGGTAGGCAGGCCTGTCCGGTCCATGAGCCTAGGTTCAAGCCATGAAAAAAACTCTGGATGGAGTGGCGTTAGCAGGTGAGGAGCTGATCCGTTGCGCTATAGCTGCGATACGCGAGGTGAGGCTGGCAGAAGCGTCAGGCGCATCGCAGGAAGAGGTAGCGCGCTTGCAGCTATTGGCTGATTCCGCCTATGAAGCTGTGATCGGCTACCAAGAGCGAGCGCTGGGGCTGTGTATGGATACAGTTCACTGATTGCGAGCGGTTCTTTCTGCACACCGCAGCAGCAACAATACCATTTGATCCATCGACCAAGGCTTGGCGATGAACGTGGCACAGGGCGGAAGTGGTTTCGCAAAGTGACTGTTCCCTCCGCTTGTCACGATGATTGAAATACCTAGCCGCCGTTCGTGGGCTGCCCAAGCAAGGTCCCATCCGTCGGTTATGCCTGGCGTGCACACGTCTGTAATGATCACAGACCACGGCATTTTTGACAGTAGCCCTACACCTTCTTGAGCAGTCTCTACGGCCACTACCGTCGCGCCTGTATCTTCTACAATCAAGGATAAAAGATCGCGTAGGATGGGCTCGTCCTCGACAATCAACACCTGCTTGCCATTCATGGCTGCTTGCCCTCTATACGATAGGTGGTAGAGGTAGCGATTACTGAATAGTTGCGGATTACGGATGAGTGGACGTATTTGTACAGCTTTTGTTGCGAATTAACACCTTTGTACAATGGTGGCGCGAGGTGCCAGCATTGTAGGTATGGTAGGGGAAGCCTGTGAAATTAGATGACTACATCACGCCAGACCATCCACTGTACCTCCAGGCCAGGGATGCTCACCGGGACTATCTGGAGGCGAAAGAGCGCGGAGAGCCATCGGCTATGGTCGACCGACTGCGCCTGATCTATGAGGCGCAGGTGAAGGCCGCGACTGACTACCACCTACATGGCGGCACGCCAACGCTTCCTGTGCAGTGATGTCAGGCAGTGTGTCCCGCCGACCGGTGATTGCCCAGCAGCAGCGCCAGCCAGTACGATACTGTTTTTTCATACAGTACTCGCCATGAAGCTGCTCACGAAGCTGCCGTATCCAAAGGACTGGATCGCCGAACTTGGCGACCACATGGAGCTGATCAACGATCCAGACGCTCGCGCTGCTGAGCTTCGGGAACTGGCCTACGGCTGCTACAGGAGTCGAGAGATGACCTCCGACCAGATTTCCGACATGCTCGAGCTGATCGATGCGGCTCGGTGGTGGGCGTTCAACGAGCAGGAAGAGGCCTGGGCGCTCGGCATGTTCGACTATTACCCGCCCGGCTCGGTGTCCTAAGCCTGGGAAACCTGGCCCAGTCACCAATCCCCGCCGGGCTGTCCCATGCCGGCGCGGTACCAACAACCCTCACGAACCAACCTTCGAGCACCGAGAGCGCCAACGGGTAGGGTCACAGCCAATTAGGACTGACATGACCAATCCAATCGTGCCTTGGATGGGCGGCAAACGCCGCCTGGCCGACAAGCTCATCCCCCTTTTCCCTCCCCATGAGTGCTACGTCGAGGCTTTCGCCGGCGGCGCAGCGCTCTTCTTCATGCGGCCGCAACCGGCGCCGGTCGAGGTGCTCAACGACCTCAACGGCGATCTGGTGACGCTCTACCGCGTCGTCCAGAACCACCTCGAAGAGTTCATCCGCCAGTTCAAGTGGGCGCTCAGCTCCCGGCAAATCTTCGAGTGGCAGAAGATGACCCGGCCCGAGACGCTCACGGACATCCAGCGCGCCGCGCGCTTCTTCTACCTCCAGCAGCACGCCTTCGGCAGCAAGGCCACCGGGCAGACGTTCGGTACCGCGACCACTGGACCGGCGATCAACCTGCTGCGCATCGAAGAGAACCTGTCGGCAGCCTGGCAGCGCCTCGCCGGCACCTACGTTGAGCGCCTGACCTGGCTCGACTGCGCAGAACGGTACGATCGGGCGCACACGTTTTTCTACATGGATCCGCCGTACTGGCAGACCGAGGGGTATGGGGTCGACTTCCCGTTCGAGCAGTACGAGCAGATGGCCGACTTCATGCGCCGGTGCAAGGGCAAGGTCATGGTCAGCATCAACGATCATCCGGACATCCGGCGCGTGTTCGAGGGCTTCCACATGGAGCGACTCACCATCCGCTACTCGACGACCAACCAACGCGTGGAGAAGGCCGAGGTCACAGGCGAACTGGTGATCACCAGCTGGGAGCCTTCAGCTCTGGGCCAGCTGTTCTGAAGAAAAAACGAGGGGGGATTTGGGGTCGGCAGAGAGCCATGAGGAGAGAATTTCATTATGCCGAATCGGCATGAAGCCAGCACTCCCTTCGATTGGTCGGATGAGGAGCTAGCAGGGCAATTTGCCGCGAGTTTCGGAAGTGTTCCGAAATAGTTTCGGAAAGGGTGGGCATTTTGGCGCTTTCTGGAAGCCGGTCCAGCCCCACCAGAAATGAAAAAAGCCCTGAATTATCAGGGCTTTGAAGATGGCGGAAGCGTAGAGATTCGAACTCTAGGATAGTTGCCCATCGACGGTTTTCAAGACCGTTGCCTTAAACCACTCGGCCACGCTTCCGTGTACAGCGGCGGCAATCATACCCGAATGAAACAAGCTGTCAAACTCTCTCTGTCGACCCAGGCAAAGGCTCTGGTATGCTGCCTGCATCCAAATGTGTCAAACCTTGGACCATCTACCACAGGAGCGTCGCCATGCGCGAACAGGATTATGCCGTCAACCACGGCCAGCAGGTCGAGCAGCAGGAAGTCAGCCGCGTCCTGCGCAACACGTACGGCCTGTTGGCCCTCACTCTGGCCTTCAGCGGTGTCATGGCCTTCGTCGCCCAGCAGATGCGCGTCGGCTACCCGAACATCTTCGTGGTGCTGATCGGTTTCTACGGGCTGTTCTTCCTCACCGCCAAGCTGCGCGATTCGGCCTGGGGCCTGGTGTCGACCTTCGCCCTGACCGGTTTCATGGGCTTCATCCTCGGCCCCATCCTCAACCGTTACCTGGGCATGAGCGGGGGCGCCGAAGTCGTCAGCTCCGCGTTCGCCATGACCGCACTGGTCTTCGGCGGTCTGTCGGCCTACGTGCTGACCACCCGCAAGGACATGAGCTTCCTCAGCGGCTTCATCACCGCCGGCTTCTTCGTCCTGATGGGCGCCGTGATCGCCAGCTTCTTCTTCCAGATCAGCGGCCTGCAACTGGCGATCAGCGCCGGCTTCGTGCTGTTCTCGTCGGTGTGCATCCTGTTCCAGACCAGCGCGATCATCCATGGCGGTGAGCGTAACTACATCATGGCGACCATCAGCCTGTACGTCTCCATCTACAACCTGTTCGTCAGCCTGCTTCAGCTGTTCGGCATCATGAGCAGCGACGACTGATCTTCACGGTCGTTCCCGGCATGACTCGAAAGGGGCGCTTGGCGCCCCTTTTTCATGGGTAGGGCGCTGGCGATCAGTAGGCGTGCAACTGGACGCCATCATTCCTATCGTCCTACGTGGCACACCGTCCGATTTTCCCTACCCCAATGGCACCTCTGGCCGTAGAATGCGCGCCTCTTTTCCACGGGCAGAGTGTTTTCATGAGTTCCATCGCGCGCAGGTCAGCCACGGGTTCAGGCCCCCACGACAACGATGAACTGGTGCTGGGGCTGGACGACAAGCCCAGGCCGCTGATCGCCCTGCTGGCAGCCTTGCAGCACTTGCTGGCGATCATCGTGCCGATCGTCACGCCCGGTCTGCTCATCTGTCAGGCATTGGGCGTCCCGGCCCGTGACACCAACCTGATCGTGTCGATGTCGCTGATCATTTCGGGCATCGCCACCTTTGTGCAGTGCCGACGTTTCGGTCCGTTCGGGGCCGGTCTGTTGATCGTGCAGGGCACCAGCTTCAACTTCGTCGGCCCCCTGATCGCTGGCGGTGCGCTGATGGTCAAGCAAGGCACGCCGGTGGAAGGGGTGATGGCGGCGATCTTCGGTGTCGTGATTGCCGGTTCCTTCATCGAGATGGCAGTGTCGCGCATCCTGCCGTTCATCAAGCGGTTGATCACCCCCCTGGTGACGGGCATCGTGGTGTTGATGATCGGGTTGACCCTGATCAAGGTAGGGTTGATCAGCATGGGCGGCGGCTTCACGGCCATGGGCAACGGCACCTTCGCCAACGGCGAGAACCTGCTGCTGTCGGGCACCGTGCTGGCGATCATCGTGCTGCTCAACCGTGTGCCGGTCGTCTGGATGCGCAGCTGCGCCATCGTCATCGCGCTCGCCACGGGCTATGCGCTGGCCGGTTACCTGGGGCGACTGGACTTCACTGGCATGCACGAAGCGGCCTGGGTTCAGGTCCCGATGCCCCTGCATTTCGGCCTGGGCTTCTCCTGGGCACTGTTCATCCCGATGCTGGTCATCTACCTGGTGACTTCGCTCGAGGCCATCGGCGACGTGACGGCAACCAGCAAGGTCTCGCGCCAACCTGTCGATGGCCCGGTCTGGATGCAGCGGATCAAGGGCGGTGTGCTGGTCAATGGCGCCAACTCGCTGTTGGCCGGGTTGTTCAACACCTTTCCCAGTTCGATCTTCGCCCAGAACAATGGCGTGATCCAGCTGACCGGGATCGCCAGTCGCCATGTCGGCCTGTGGATCGCCGCGATGCTGGTGCTGCTGGGGCTGTTCCCCAGCGTGGCCGGGGTCATCCAGGCCGTGCCGGAGCCTGTGCTCGGTGGCGCGGCCATGGTGATGTTCGGTGCGGTCGCCGCCTCGGGCATCAACATCCTCGCCAGCCTGTCCCTGGACCGCCGTGCGCTCTTGATCATCGCCGTTTCGCTGGCATTGGGCCTGGGTGTGGCGCAGGTGCCGGAGTTTCTTGCGCACATGCCGTCCGCCTTGCGTGATGTGTTGGAGTCCGGGGTCGCGACGGGCGGGCTGTGTGCCGTCATCCTCAACTGGTTCCTGCCGGAAGCTTCGCAACGGGCGTGATCATCGCCACCTCCGGCTTTCGTTCGTCCCCGCCTCGGATCAGCTGAGGCGGGCGGACTTTCGTCTTTCGCATTGGTTCAACCGGCTGTCCGAATTTTTCGCCAGACGTGCGTTTTATCGAAGGGCTGTCACGTGGCTTGCGCTACTGTGTGGGGTAGTGGCAAGACCTCTACAACGAAAGTCGCAGGAGCGCTGGCATGAGAATTCGCGGGGACCTCTTCTGGTCGTGGGCCGATCCAACGCTCCATCATCGAACGCACCCTGAAACCCTGGTCGACGGCACGACCCTCGATGTCCAGGTACGCCTGTCGCGTGGCGGCATCACGCAGGTGTTCATGGGGATCTATGCTGCCTCGGGCATGGCCTTGCACGAAGAGGCGTACAACGAGCGCCCGGGGGAGTCGATGACGCGTGCACTGGCCAATGCGGTTGCCAAAGCGCGCCAGCTGGCCTTGCAGCACGCTTGTGCGGGGCCCGTGCGGGTGAACCAGTCGACACCGTTGGCACTCCAAGGCGGGGTACCCCTTGGAGGTTGAGCACCATGGACAAGCACACTGGCAGTACGGATCCGCAACACAAGCCGGGTGAAGTGGAGCGCGATAACGACGCTTCGCGCTCCGGCACCAGCGAGTCGGACGACGGCAAGACCACCGCGCAACAGACAGGACGCCGTGAAGGCGACAAGCCTGAACGCACCTGAACCCCTGCACACGCACCTACCTTTCTCATGCCAGCACACGCTACCCACTGATGGTGGGTAGCGCCGTGCTGTGCGTCCCGTCCAAAGAGCAGTGGCGCCAGCCCTGGCACCATCAGCCCATCTGATATGGTTTTTTCACACAGACCTGAATCTGTAACCGTATCAGTTGGCGTTGGATAATGACCTCACACCGAACATGGCGGATCCCAAGTTGAACCGATCTGCACATGCCTCGGCCCCTTTCGTTTCGACACACTGTAGAGGTCACCATGGGCAAGCTAGCGCTGTTTCTGGGCGGTTTTCTGATCCTGACGCTGTTGATCGGCCTGCTGGGCAC